GATAGTAAATTTATTAAGGTCTTGTTGTCTAAAATTTTTGCCATATTGACCAAAACCTAAAATACCAAAATAAGGGTTAGTGATTTTATATATTTCTGTCCTTGTATCTTCTATCCTATCTGCAATAGTTTCATGTTTTGCTATATCTTCTCGTACTTTATCTATCATTTCATATGCTTTATCATCTAATGTAGGGTGATTTGCCTGTATTTCTCCTAAAAGTTGATATAAAAGACTTGTATCTTGTGCTCCATAACCATAACTCATATATCTTTTTAATTTTTCTAAATCTGTTTTTAGTTCTATATTATCGGCATAACCTCTTTCGTTTACTTTATCTATAATAGTTCTATATTTTGTTTGTAGTTTCATAAATTCTTGCTGTACTTCTTGTCGTGACCTAGTAGTTACAACTGTTTTTCCGTTTACCTCTTCTGTCTTATACCATATATTTTTCATGTCTTTATCAAACTCTTGATTAGCAAAAGTATTACCTAGCTTTTGTCTAGCTTCTATTCTTTTTCTTGCCTGGTCATCAAAGTTGTACTGAAATTTTGCATACTCTTCTTTAAATTCTGGATGGTTTATTAAAGTACCACCATCATTTCCATACCTTATAAGACTTGCCATTACAACAGGAAAATCTCTTGCTACTTGTTGATCTGCTGGATTACCACTAGCAGCTAATATTTTTGCATTATTAATTATAGATTTAGATAATATATCAAATGTTTTTCTTGCGTTATCTCCTGTAAGACCTAAATTTCTTAGTCCTTCTGCATAACCTTGTACTAACTGTAATGACTCTGCATATGACTTACGATTAGGATCTACTTCACCTTCAAAACTACCATTTTCTATTTGTTCTAATTCTGCTGCTGAATAAGGTTCTATACCTCTATATTTAGAATATGTTGCTGCAAATGATGTAACTACTTGTGTTGACTGTGTTTGTATTCTTGTAATGTTATATTTTCTATGCTCTTTTATATGATGATTTGCATTATTAAAAACGTGTTCTTGCATTTTTGGATAAAAATGCTTATTAAGAAATGATGGTCTTACATCACCTAACTTATCTGTATGTTTCTTAACTATGCCATCCCTCCAAGCTTGTACAACAGGATCATTAGGAGCAAAAGCATTTATAGGTTTTTCTTTTGTCTCTCCTGTTTCTGGATCTACATAGGGTAATAAAGTGTTTGTATATCC